ATAAATTTTCTTTGAGTTGTAAATTTCTTCACTCTTTATAATCTTGTCCCCAGCCGTGACGTTGATTATTTTTGTCGGGCGCACGGCAAGCGTTACTGATTTTGTCCCCGCCTCTAACATGCCCTCGACTTCAGACATAAGCAAGGCGGGACGTGTTCTAGCTATTATTCGGCGAATGAAACGTACACCGTTATTTATGCACTCTAAAATTTCTGCGTCGTCGTAGGTTATTTTGTCCGAATCGTGTAGGCGTGTCCTGATTCGCCTCGCCAATGCCTGAATTGATAACATTTTTTCTCCTTAATCTTCGATGGACGAAGTTAAAACGTTGATAACGCCAAAATCCGTCCAGTTCGTACCGTCAAATTTGAATTGCGATTTCTTTAAACCAAACATTCTTCCTACGCTAACTCCAAATTGGTTCTCAAAATCAAAATTTTTCTCAATCCAGCGCGGGGCTTCGCCCTCTGCAAATACGCAAGCTTGCGCACCCAAAAACAGCGCATGTCCTACCATAGGCGCATTATCGGCATTTGTAGCTGGAGTACGTGGTACACGGTTACATTCGTGAATTACTACGCCGTCCCAGATACCAATCGCACCGCTGAAAATAGGATTCTTTTCACCGCGAATATTGGCATGTTCTTGCGCTTCAATCCATTTTTGGTCACTCTTCAAATCGCGAGCTTGCCACTGGTCGATAACCATTACATAAGTCTCACGACCGTCAACGCGAATTGGGCGAATTGCCGTTGTTTCATCAGCGCGTGCTTTTCGTTTTGCTTTACCAATAATTGTGGTATCGAATTTGTCTGCGGCAGTTATCGCACTCTTGGAAGTTTTACCTCCAGCGTAAATAATTCTGTCTGATGAAGGGTTATCTAGTGTAAAAGGGAATAAATCCGATACGGTCTTGATGAACGGAGGTTGTGTGCCAGTAAGGATTGAAAAAATACTGCGGTCAATGTAACCGCTAAGCCATTCACTCAAAGCACTGCGGGCGTCTTCACGTAAATTTTGCTGAACTTTGTGTTCCTCAAAACGTCCAGCAAGGCGCACGGCATGACGAACTTGAGTTAAAGGTACGTCAAAATCTCTATAAACTAATGATTCTTCATTACCTTCAAGCATGTTATCTTCAATAACACCTGCGCCAACGAGCGGCATTAAGAGCGGAATATTTATTGAAGTGCCGCGCCCTTTACGCAGGTCTTCCTTAATGTGAATAATACTTTTGGCGTCATGCCCCATAAATTTTGAAAAATAACTTTCCTTGATACCAGTTTCCCAAGTTTTCTTTGCCCAGCTTTTGAGAATTAAACTTTCAGGAATTGTTCCAGACGTTGTTGTCGGATTTGTGCCCGTATAGGGTGAGCCAATATGCGGCGTTGTGTCATTATAGTAATTTGCCATGTTTTATACTTCCTTTCAATAACCTAATAATTTGTTCTGATAGACTTTGGGAATTTTGTCGAAGTCAGTTGTTTCAAGCATATTTTCAAGTTCGCCGACGGTTATTTCTCCTTTACCTGCGACGCCGCCGAGTTGGTCTACTCTAGGCAGACCCGCTGATTTTTTTTGATAAGAATTTTTTTGCGTTGACATCTTGCCACGTCTGCCGCGATAAGCCGCCTTTGCCTTTTCGTAGTATTTCTTAACAAGCAACATTTCTGCGGGTGAGGCTACCTGTCGCTCAATTCGCAAGTACGAATTGGCGATTATTTTTTGTTCGGCAGGTGCAAGGTTGCTGAAAAATTCGTTGGTAGCGAAGTTTTGAATTTCTTTAAAATCAGGCTCTTTGAATTCTTTTTTTGCGAACTCGTTGTAGTCATTAACCGCCGCCGTTTGACTTGCCATGAATTGTTGAACTTGCCTTTGCTGGTCTATTCGCGCTTGAGTGATTGCACCTAGTACGTTGTTTTGAGCAATACTCTTTGCCTGTTCCCATTGAGCGATTCGCGGGTCGTCATCGTCGGCGTATTCGAGACTTGCAACATCATCTTCACTAAAGCCCGCCATGTTCATAGCTTCCGCTTTTATTGCTTCGTTTATCTTCGCTGAAATTTCGGGCGTGATTTTTACCTGCGGCAGTTGAAATTGCTGTTGTGACGTGTTTTGATTCTGATATTGGGCAATTTGCGCTTTTAGCTGTTCCGCTTCATCAACTTTTGCTTGATAATCAGCGCGTGAAACGGTATCGCTTGAAATGTTGACTTCTTCGGGTTGCTCTCCATTTTTGGTTTCTTCCCATTCAGCCATTGCCTCACGAGCATAATCTTCGCCAAGTCCGCCTAACTCTTCCGGTATCGGTTCTTGTGTATCAGTTGAAGTTTCAGGCTCCGCGCTTGTCGGTTGCTCGTCGTCAAATCTTTGTAAATCAAATTCCATTTATTTTCCCTCCAATAAAAAACGCGGCCTAACCGCGTTTGAATATCTCTATTATCATTTCTAGAGTTTTATTTCTGTCGAGGCAAGTCCCCGCTTTATATTCTTCGATAAGTTTCAGCCCAAGTTTGTAAACTTCGGTTTCAAACTTAATTTTCTCATCTGAAGAAAAACACTTTAGCATATTTTTTACAGCGTCTTTCTCAAATTCGCTAGCCGATTGTTTTTTTTCTACTACAACTGCCATAAACTATTCCTCCAAAATGCCACTATCAAGTTCGTCTGTGCTCTTGCAGATTTTCTCTGCCTTAGCAACTATATGAATACGGCGTGTAAGAATTTCGTCAACTCGATATGCAAGCATGTCAAGTTCTTCTTCGTCGACTGGCTCATCAAGTATACGAATCAACTCCTCAAAAGATTTTGCTTTCACGCCCCTTTTATGGTCGAGATAATCTTCCCGATAACTCATTTCGTCATAGCTAATCTGTTCTAATTGTTCATTTGTAATCATAATTATTCCTCCAATAAAATTGTTATAGTCTCCTTACACAGCCGCAGGTGCGATACCGTTCATGACTGATTGCGCGGCGGCTTGTGTCATTGTTTGTGGTTGATTTGGTGTGCCTTGCATTTGCGGTTGCATTTGTGCTTGCAACTGTGCCAACTGCATTTGGTCGGGCGACATCGCTTGCATTTGCATTTGTCCTTGCATTTGAGCCGCTAACTGCGGTGCCAACTGCGAAAGCATTGCTTGAATAAAATAATCGGCAACTTCTTGCTGAACGTAGCCCGCCTTAGCCGCCATTGCCATTTGAATTGGTAGTGGCGCGTCTTTGAAAGCTATCGTCTGTCGGAAGTCCCGATTCTTTATTTCCTCAATCTGTATTTGCGCTTGCAACTGCTGTTGTGCTTGCTGTTTTTGTTCCTCTTGCCGCTGTTGCCAACGCAATTTTATGTCATTTTTATTCGGTAAATCTGATAAATCTATCAACGTGTCGAATATTAAATCGGCAGGGATTTGCAACTTTGTTACCGCGTCAACTAAGCTCCAAAGTTGCGCTTGCCTTTGTGTCGTCGAAGATTCTACGTCGCTTATTACTATGTCAAACTCGCCTTGTGATAAATCGTTCAGCGTTTTAACTATCGTGCCCGCTACTGGGTCTTGCTGAATTACCTGTTGATTAACGGGGATAAATTGTTGTCCGTTTTGCCCCTCAATTCGGTAAGTTTTCTCGGCGGTGTAGAATTGCGGAATTAGTCCTGCGTGTCCTCGCCGCCCCCATAGCAGATACGCTATTTTTTTCTTTGCACACCTTAGCGCGTCGAAGATAACCGCTAAATGTGTGACTGCTTGTTTTTGGCGAAGTTCAATCGCTCTGCCGCTCGCTTGACTTGGCACTTCCACGCCCAAAAGACTTTCATTTATTCCGCTTATTGTCTTCAAATCTTCTGACGCTTGATTTTCAGCTTGAATTATCGCAGTAGGCGGGTTTTTTGGGTCGCGTTCACGGATTCTGCCTTGCGCTAATGCGCCGGGCGCAACCTTATTGAAGTGACCAGGAATATTATTCATGCGCTTGAATTCCGATTCTTGGTCTGGTGTCATCGCACCTTCCTCAATCCAGCCGCCGCCATTCGCCGTCGTGTTCAGCAAATGCAGTTCTTGTATTCTTCGCTTGTTGACTTCGCGTTGCGGGTCTTTTAAATCCCGAACAAAACCTGCTGGAATATCTCCTGCGCCGTAATAATGATAAATCATTGGCACATACGGAAATTCGCCGTGTTGATATGGACTTTCTATTTCTTCCAAAAGCGTCCTGTCGAAAAACACACAAAGCTTGACGCTATCTTTCGGAAAATCTTGACTGTCCACTATCATTCCTAGCTGTATCATTTCGGGCGTTACTTGCTCTTGCGACAGTTGCTGACCGTCTATCGTGTAGAAAATTGTTTTCTTCTCGCGCACCTTATACCAACATTCAACTACACGAACTTTTTTTAGCTCACTCGAATAATACAACGGGTCTATATCTATCTGCTCGTGATTTTCTTTTTCTATCGGGTCGTAGACTGAATAATTATTTTCTATAGCTTCCGCCTTTTCAGGATACACTGTTTTCAATTCTTCTTTTGATACCCATTTTGCCCGAATTAAAAACTTTGCGTCCGAAAAATCAAGCTCATGCGCTTCAGGGTCTACGTAAATTCCAAACGGGTCTACACGTTCAATCACCGCTTCGCCGTCTTGTATTTCGTTGTCGTATTTGTAGCGAACATTGAACCAGCCTAAGCCGCCTATCGAACAATCAAGAAAAACTCGCGATTCTACTGCGTCATAGTCGCACCTGTCCATTACGTATTTTGTTATCCCACGTCGCACTTGGCATAATTCCACGTCGTCGGAAGTGCGTGCTAAAAAATCTATGTCATAGCGATTCAAACGTTGGTAGCCGCTCAAAATGTTTAAAAGTGGTTTTATTTTATTGATTGTTATTGCCGGTCTGCCGTCTTCCTTGAACGCTTTTTTTTCTTCATCTGACCATTGCCTAC